GGTGCTTCGCAAACTAGTTACGCCAACTCCGGAGGCAGCGGCGGCGCAGGCGATGCCGGTATTCTCTGGATCACGTTTGTCTCATAACCCATAAATATCCATATGGCCATTCCAACCTCACGCGACGACTTCAAGGAATACTGCCTACGGGCCCTCGGCAAACCCGTCATTCAAATCAATGTGGATGACGATCAGATCGAGGATCGTCTGGATGAGGCCCTGTATGTCTATCAGCAGTTTCATTATGATGCGATCGTCAAGACGTTTCTGAGTCACGAGATTACCGCGAGCACGATGCGGTTTGCATCCGCCACAACGGGGAGTTTCAGCAACAGCGAACTCATCGTGGGTGCGACATCCAACACCCGCGGGCAAGTCATCTCGACCAGCAATACCACGATGATCAAGTTCTATACAACGGATCTCACGAACACGAGTATCGCCATTGCGGACAGTTATAGTGATACCGCCAAGCGATCGTTCATGAATGGAGAACTCATCACCGGCCAGACATCGGGAGCGACGGGCACGCTGTTTACCGCGAATGCGACCACCAATGCTATCTCATTCGGGGATATGGACAATAAGTGGTTCAGTGTCGCGGATTCCGTGATTGGCATTACGCGCGTCTTTCTTCCCTATGATCAGGGCGGCGCGACGGGAGGGGACATTCTGTTCAATCCGCAAGCGCAGTTCAATATGAGTTTGATGTCGACCTTCAATCAAGGTTCGATCATTCCGTATGTCATGGGCCGGCAATATCTTCAGTTGATGAATGATACCTTTCGTGGGCGCCCGAGCATTCGCTTCTCGCGGCATATGAATCGTTTGTTTGTGGATGTTGATTGGCAGGCGCAGTTCAGACCAGGGCAGTGGATTGTGATGGAAGCGACACGCACCATCGATCCCGATACCTTCACGGATGTCTGGAGCGACCGATGGTTGCAGCGATTCTCGATTGCGCTCATCAAGCGCCAGTGGGGACTCAATCTCAGTAAGTACGGTGGGTTGGCTCTGCCGGGTGGCGTGACCTTGGATGGGCGGTCGATTCTCTCTGAGGCCAATCAAGAGGTCAAAGATTTGGAACTTGAGGTGCAGAATACCTATCAAGAGCCTGTCAGTTTTATTACAGGTTAGCACATGGCCGTCAACCGATATTTCAACACGACCGCATTCGCGCCAGAACAGGATTTGATCGCCGATTTGATCGACGAGAGCATTCAAATCTACGGGCACGACGTGCACTATATTCCACGCGACACCGTGAATATGGATACGTTCTTCGGCGAAGACCCGTTGACGGCGTTTACGACGACCTATCCGATTGAGATGTATCTCAAGACATTGGAATCTTTTCAGGGGCAGTCTGAGTTCATCAGTAAGTTCGGCTTGCACATCGAAGACCAAGCGACATTCATTGTGTCGCGCCGGCGCTTCAATAGCGCAGTCGTGGATGCGGTCGACTCCGCTGATACCGTCATCTCGCGGCCGCGTGAAGCGGACCTCATCTATATCGAGATGACAGCAGACAATCGCTATCTGTTTGAAATCAAATTCGTGGAAGACAAGGAACGACTCTTTCAGTTAGGCAAACTGTATACCTACGAATTGCGCTGTGAACTGATGAACTTCACCAACGAAAAGGTCAACACCAATGTGGACGACATCGACGAGGTGGCACAGCGGGAAGCCTATACCATCAACATCACGATGAACGCCGGCGGCAGCGGCACCTTCGTGGTTGGAGAATCTGTGTATCAAGGCAATACCTCGTTGGCCGCCGCGACGGCATCCGCAGAAGTCTACGAGTGGACCGCCTCGACGCGAGTGCTCGCCGTGCAGCGGGTGGTGGGCACCTTTGCGGGCAGCACAGCCGTCAAGGGCAATACGAGTGGGGCGCAGTGGACATCCGTGGCCGCCGCGGCTGCCACGGCGCCGACCATTCACGATCCACTTTCGGATAACGCATTCCTTCAAGGCAATCCGCTGAGTGTGGTGAAATCTCGTGGCACGCATATGTTAGAGGACTAATGGAGACGCATTTCAAACATCTGCTGTTGCGTCGCTATCTCCTGTCTTTTGGATCGTTGTTTGACAACATCACGCTGACACGAGAAGATACCACTGGCGCTGAAGTGTATCGCCAGGTTGTGCCGCTGGAGTATGGTCCTAAAGAACGCTGGCTGACGCGGTTCACACAGGATCCTGACCTTCTACGTGGTGTCGGACAAGTCGTGCCGAGGCTCTCCTACGAGATGAGCGGGCTGTCCTATGATAGCGGCCGCAAACTGAATAGTCTCGAAAAACTGACCTATGTGGGCACGTCGTCGAGTGACCGTGCGCGACTGTATGTCGGCACACCCTATACTCTCGCGGTGCGTCTGTCCATTCTGACGAAGCTACAGCAGGATGGAATGCAGATCGTCGAGCAGATTCTGCCCTATTTCACGCCCGACTACACGATTGCGGTAGAGCCGCTGAACGACTATCCTGAGTTGGTGGATGTCGTGCCGATCACATTACAGAGTGTGTCGCAGACGGATAACTACGAAGGCAACTTTGAGACGCGCCGCATCATCGTCTGGGATCTCGATTTTGCGATGAAAGTCTATTTCTACGGACCGGTCAGGCAGAAGGCGCGCATTCAAAAAGTCATTGTCGATCTGTATAATTCAAGCAGCAGCGATTTGTCCGCACCCGATGCGAATACTGCTTCTCCACAGATTGCGATTACCGTGGTCCCGTCGGCGTCGGTGTCCGAATCTGCGAGCCCCTCGTCTGACGATACGGACATGGTCCTCGGCCGTGACGCGGCGGTGACGACGATTGTGGAAGACTTCGGGAAGTTTGCGCCGTCGTTGAGCCCGTCGGCATCGGTGAGCCCGTCGGCGTCACAGAGCCCGTCGGCATCACGCAGCCCGTCGAGTTCATCCTCCGCGTCCATCAGTCCGTCGGCATCACGGAGCCCGTCGGCATCACGGAGCCCGTCGGCATCGGCGAGCCCGTCGGCGTCCGCATCGTCCTAAGTATATCTAATGCAGCATGAACAACTTCAGAAACGTGAGTTAGACAAACTCCTCGAACTCGAACCCACGCTGACGGACGAGACCCCTGTTCGGCGCGCCGTGCTGCATGGAGAACTCATGCCGTCGCCCGCCGCGGAAACCTTTGACGCCGACTTTGACTATGCGCGGACGGTCGTGCGCGAGAGTATCGATCAGGCACGTGAGGCGGCCGTGAGTGCGATTGAACTCGCACAATCCGGCGATAGTTCGCGTGCCTACGAAGTCGTCGCGTCGATGTTGACGGCCATCGTCAATGCGAATAAAGAGTTATTGCTACTACATAAGACCAAAGAAGATACGCGTGCCAAGTCTCGTGAGGGCACGTCATCGAGTTCCGGCGTGACAATTGAGAAAGCGGTATTCGTGGGGCGCGCCTCTGATTTGCTACGTGAACTTCGCGCGTTGGGGAAGACCGAATAACAATGCCGAAGAACTCCTTCAACTCCACCGCAGGCTACAACGGCAACCCCAACCTCCCGCTCCCGAATGCGGAAGTCTCGCTGACGGCGGACGAACTCAAAGAGTATGTGAAGTGTGCGGAGGATGTCTACTACTTCATCAATAACTATGTGAAGATTGTCCACGTCGATCACGGTATCGTGCCGTTTGCGATGTGGCCCTTTCAGCGCGAGATCATCAAAGCGTTTGAGGATAATCGCTTTGTTATCTGTAAACTGTCGAGACAGTCCGGCAAGTCGACCGTGGTGGTCTGTGGCTACTTCCTCTGGTATGTGCTGTTTCATGCGGATGTCAGCGTCGGCATTCTGACCAACAAAGAGTCGACCGCGATTGAACTGCTCCGCCGGCTGAAACAGTCCTACGAACTCCTGCCGATGTTCCTGAAGCAGGGCATTCTCAAGTGGGATCAGAAGCTCATCATGCTTGCCAACAACGCACGGGTGCGCGCCGAGAGCACCAGCGCCAGTGCGATTCGAGGCGATACCTTCAACATCCTGTTCCTCGATGAATTTGCGTTCGTCCCCGAGAACATTGCGGGCGACTTTATGACCTCGGTGTTTCCGACGATTTCGTCAGGGAAGACCACCAAACT